AGTTGTTCCATCAGTTGAACCACCCGAAGATAAATTACGAATATCAAGAATTGTTGGTTTAATTCTATGGGCGGCGGCAATTCCTAAAGTCGAATCCATAACCGATGTTGAAGGCCAATTATCTCTCAATAATTGAGTAAAATAGGTTACTTCATCCATTATAAATCACCTTAAGCCATATCTAAATAATTCTTATAATGTTTATCCATTATTTCTAAAATTTGTTCATTCATTGATGTATATAGTGCTAAAGTTTCCGAATCAGTCTCCCCTCTCATTTCATATTCATTTACATTTAATTCTTCTTGCAAACTAGCAAATATTCCATTTGGATTCATTTCATTAATACCCATATCTAAAGCATATTCTTTTCCATGATGTTTAATCATATAATTTAAAAATGCCTCTTGCCCCTTAGTTATTTGTTTTAGAATTATTTTCCAACTCATTATAATCCCTTCACTGCATCATTAATTTTTTTATTAACTTCATTTTCAACTGCTTCCGAAACATATTTTTCTATTTCTATATCCGAATAAGTATAAGCACCTAATCCACTTTCAATAAATAATTTATTACGTTCTTTATACATAATTTCAGTCCTTTTAATTATAGTAATAATTCTATTCAATCATATTTTTCCTTTACTGATATTTGATTGCCCGATTCTGTAATTAATACCGTAGCATCATCGGAGCGCAATATTTCACAAGCAACTAATTTAGTAGCAATGTCTGTAATCATTGCTGGAACTCTACTACTACCAGCAAAATAAGTCACCTTAACAGAATTTAATTGAATATATGGAAATTTATTACGGAAAAATATTCTCCCCTCTCTATCAATTTTCCACCACTCATTCATTCTTCCTGCATCTTCTTTATCAGTAAAAAAAGACACTTCAAGACCATGTGCGGAAGTAGTTGAAGAACTACCATTTAGATAAATAGAACAACTTGCCCCATCATCACTAGGCAATAATGATGATATTAGAACTTTATTGGAATTTTCGGAATCAAGCGAAGCATAAAAGAAATTCGAGACCGTTTTTGCCCCAGTGCTATCTGTTTGTGCTTTTGTAGCGATTGCCCCCGTTAAACTAGCAGTGCTTGAAGGAAATCTTTCATTGATTAGTGAAACAAGTTCTTCTGCGGCTGTTTTATTACCATATGTAGTATCGAATCTTGAAGTTGTAGTTCCTGCTAATAGATTAAATATTAAACCACTATTAGGCAATCTAAGATTAATTTGAGATGTTCCACTAATCATAGATGTATAATCATTAAAAGTTACTGATGCTTCGGCAGACGCTAAATTAGTCCAATTATTCCCCTGCCATATTTCTAATTTAATAATTTTAGAAATGTGGTGTCTATCTAATTGAACAAATCCAATATAATCTCTCCAAGCACTAGCAGGATAATGCCCAACACCAAAAGTAAAATTATGATGTTCCTTTTCATAAAGTAATCTTCGCCAAGAAGTTCCAGTTTTTTCATCAATAAAATCTTCTACCCTTTTTATAAATTCTCCAATTTCGGAATGCATTGGGGTAGTATTAGCATCGAAATCTGGAATCTGTAATAATTCTGCCACTTTAGAAGAAGTAGTATAATACCCATTTCCCGTTGCATAATTAGGATTAATTGTTGTATAATCTGAAGGGGAAAAGAATTTAGTCATAATTAATTCCCCGCAGATGGAATATCTTCTATTGCATCTTCTAAAGTTCCTACTCTATTTTTAAGATGTTTAACATAAGCATCTCTCGCTCTATTATATGGAGAAGTTTCTTTTTTCCTCTGTCTAAAAACATATGAACCCATTTCTTTTAAATTTATATTTACTTTAACTTCTATATAATTTCCTAATTCTTCATCATCATGAATTGGAATTTTGTTTCCTTCATCATCTAATTTAGGTTCTTCAAAATTAGGATTTGGTTCTGTTTCTTCTATTCTAACTTCTCCTGTTTCTTTATCTTTAATTTCTTCTGTAAGAAATTCTCTTTCATCTATTTCAAATGATTCCACAACTTCACCTATTTTATCAAATCTAAATTCAACTGTTAGGTGTAAATCATATAAATTATATGGGTCACTAAGTTGTTCGGGTAATATTTGAAATAATGGGCTATTTTCACTCAAAAAATAGTCTTCTATAATTTTTTTAGGGGTTTTTCCTTCTTGTTTAGATATTTTTTTATCTTTCATTTCACGTTTTTTGTCTTCAAAATCTTTCAGTTGTTGTTCTTTAGTTTCTTCTCTTGTTAATTCTTTTACTTCTTCTAGAAAATCCTTTTTTTTCTGATGTTCTTTATTCCATTCTTCAATAAATTTTTTATCTAATTTAACATCATTAACTTTACTTGTATTTACTATTGTTTTTGGTCTAGAATATTTCTTAAAAGAAAAATTTTCCGTTCCTAATACTTCTAAATTGGGTTCTGGTTGATTATATTTTAACTCTATTATAAGTTTATTTTTCTCTTCATCAAAATCTAATTTAACATATTCATTACCTAATTTACTTCCATAAAGACTTTTAATTTTTTCTAATATTTGAGAATTGGTTATTTCCTTAACGCCCCTCATTATATCTATATCTTCATCTGCTTTTCCAACAAATTCTTGAGATAAATCTCTATTAGTAATATGTTCTAATAAAAAACTTTCAGGTATTTCTCCTAATTTAGAATAAAAATTTCTATCTTTCTTAGTAACATATAATTCAAATAATTCATTTAAAGAAGTGGTTTTTAATTCTGCTAAAACTTCTTTAGAAGTATCTCTTATCCAATTTTCATGATTACTAGTATAATCAATTCCCTCATTAATATCTTGAAGTTTTTCATCAATCTCATCAATATTGCCTTTCATATCTTCTTCATAGCGATTTAAAATAAATATTCCAAAGACTTTTTTTAAATTAAAAGATGTAATAGTTTCAATATCATCTTCAAGCCAAAGGAATTTCATTTGAAATCACCTCAAGCCAGCCATTTAGCCCATGCCGCACCCTTGGTAATCATTTTTCCTAATCCTAATCCGCTTGATGGGGGGGTATAACTCGCTTGACCCGTAGCAGGGTCCATCCAATAAGGATTATTATATTGGTCATAGCCATTAGGAGCAATAGGATAACCGCTTGTATTACCCATCGCTCCTTGTTGCATATTCATCTGTTGATTCATTCCCCCCATTTGTGGGTTTCCTTGTATATTCATTGGGGGTTGTGTCTGCATTTGTGAAGTTGCTCCTACACTATCAACCCCAAATCCTTGTGATTCTAAATATTGACTTTTAGCCATTTGTCTTTGATGAATTACTTCTTGATTAATACATGCATCTAAAATCTTTTGAATATCCAAATCAATATTTTCTTGAGTAATTTTTTGATATTCAACAAGGCATTGTTTTTCTAAAATTATATCCCCTTGTGCGGCATCTAATTTAAATTGCAAACCAGCCAACATTTGACTCATTACCCTTTGAACTACATCTTCCATCATATGTTCTACTTCTCTTAAAAATGCCTCACCATGATATTGAAAAAATTCCTCAACATGATTATCTTGTAAAGTCAAAAGATTGTTTATGGCTTTAAAATTATTATCTGTATTTTGAGTCATTTGACTGGCTAATGCACTATTACTTGTTCCCATTATTCCCATATTATTCACCTATTAATTCTTCTATTTGATTTATTCTTCCCTTTAAGTTTATTAACAATAACACTAATTTTTCTTCTGCATTTATAGTATCGGCCTTCGGGGGTGTTATTTCCCAACCCTTAGCAGTTAATGAAACTATATCCTCTTTAGATAAAGCAACCAATGGACCCTTATTTATAATTTGGGGGATTCTTGGTTTGGGAATATATCTTTTAAATTCTAATCCATGCTTTTCAGCAATAATTTGTTGCTCTAACATCTCTAATTGTTTAAATATAGAAGAGTGTTTAGGACAATAAGTTCCTTGAAGTGGCCTTCCTTTAGTAACATGACTTAATGGAATTGGTGGACGTAAAACATCTCCCGATTCCCAAATATGATGTGCGCCACAAACAATACATCTATCTCTAATATTGAACTTATAACCAAATTTAAAAATAAATTTTTTCTTTTCCGGTGTTAATATTTTCTTTAATTCTTTTAGTTGCTTTTTAACACGCAAAGATTTAAACTCATAATTAATTATTGGACCAGCAATTCTAGCATTTCCACTAATTTTAAATGGATTAACCATAGAATTATTTTGCCCAATAATATTCGGTGCATAGACTTGTTGATTCATATTATTCCCTCAATATTCCTTAACCATAGTCATTATTCCTCGATAGACCATCTCAGGGTCCGATTTGGCTGATATAATATACTTGAAGCATGGTATTCCTCTATCCTGTAACCTTTGCATACCGAGCCTGAATGGTTCAAAAATTGGATGTTTCTCGATTGGTCCGTCGTGTTCATATTTATCCTTCCATAAATCATATTTATTAGCCCATATACCTACTGCCACTGGAAAGTCCTTATCCTTTTTCTTTTTAGATTTTCCCTTCGCTAATCTCCAATAATCATCACATATTATATTAACTAAATATTCCCAACTTAAATGATGTTCTAAATTATATGCCTCGGATAAATGTCTATCATCAATCATAAAAATAATATATTTTACTCTGCGCCTCATTAAATCCTGTTTCCATTCTTCCCAAAATTGACTTTGACCCCCTACATCTGCGGTTTTAATTGTTCTAGAATCCCTATCTATTTTAATGACCTTTCGCCCCGCCCTACTTAATTTTGTTGTTCTACCTTTAATTATTGGAACTTCACCCCTTGTTCTTAATTGGTGATGTAATGTTGTTTTTCCCACCTGCCCTGCTCCATATATTCCAAAATTAATAGCGTGTATTCTCCTATACATTCCCGCAACTACTTCTGCGGTTATGATAGCAAAGCCGGTTAATAGCGTTGCCATTCAATCCCATCCTATTACCCCTTTAAGAGAATCAATACCATAACCTATTACATCAACACCTAATGCACCCATAATATTACCAATTAAAAAGAAAGAAATAGTGAGGATTATTCCCCATGTGTATGCCCTAAGTTTTAAAAAAAATACATCGGCAGAATGCGCTCTCGATAAATCATAGGCTAAAGCCTGTTCATCAACCCCTAATAATCTATCCAACAAAGAATATCACCATCACGGCTCAAGTTGTAAAAATGTTTCGGGAACTTCATCATATACTTGAGTCTGTTGAAAATGTTGATTTCGACTATTTTTATGGTGTTCTCTAATCTTTTCTCTTTGCCTTTCATCTCGCTTTTTCTTTTCCCAATAAAAATCAATTTTACGATTAAGCAACCACATTTCCAATCTTTCATTAACTATCATATCAAATAATGCCTTTTGCATCATAATTACACCAACGGTAATTAATGCAAAAAGCATCGCATGGGTAAATGGGCTAAATGGTAAATCTCCACCATATATCGAATAAAAATAAACATTCATTCCTGCCATTGCGCCTACATACATTATAGTCATTATTAGTCTTGTATCTTTGTCTAGTGCCGCCATTTTATCTCCCTCAATTAAATTCCACAGTGAATTTAGTTCCCGTTCCTACAACATCAGTTACATCAGCATATAACCCAGTTTTGAATATAACCCCATGCATATCTGCTTCTTCAAATGCCGCCCCAGTTGAGGCTAAACCTACATACAATAATCCAATCATATTAGCATCAGTGCAAGCACCCTGCGTTAAAGCATCATGTAATGTAACATAACCAGTATCAGTGGTAAGTGAATATCCATGAATACTAATTAATTTACCTGAACCTGTATAAATTAAAGTATCTGCGCTAAACGCACCACTGCTTCTGCATCCACCAACGCCGGTCATAACAATTCCTTCTCCATGAAGAAGGCTAAACCGATAAAGCGTATAAAATTACTCATCGGAAGGGGCGTCTTCTTTTGGTTTTATAATAGTTTCTTTGACCTTTGCAGTGATTTTAGCGACGGTCGATTTCTTAGGCAATACCCTACCTTTAACTTCCGATACATTACAATTTAATTTTAAAGCCATATTAGTAAGAATCCCTTCATCTATATCTTTAAAATCTACTTCATTAAATTCAATTTTAATATTAGAAGCATCCATATATAACATTCCCAATTTAACAGAAATGTCTTGAGAAATATCTATTTCAAAAATCTGCCCATTAAGTGCAGTAAATAACCCTGCATTTTGATGGGTTGGTTCTAATAGCGTTAAAGTCGCCAAACAAATCGCCTCAAATTAAACCCCAAACTCTAACTCTAACGGTTCCGCCATTATCATCAGATGTAACTGTTGTTCCGCTTGCTACTGTGGTAAATTTAAATGCTACCGAAGTATTTGATTCATAAGCACCTGTTGCTGAACATTCTACTGTTGGTATAATATAATTAGTAGAATTATTGACGTTATCATCACCTGTAATGCAAACCGCAGTAATTGTTGATAGTCCAAAATCACTAGCAGGTATAACTGAACCTAGCGCAACTATTTGTGTAATGTCGCAATATGCATCAACAACATATTCATCACCTACAACTTTTGGATTAGTCATCCCTTTATGGTCTGCAATTATTGTTACTGCTTTTACTAATGCCATTTTTAATCACCTCAGTAAAGATTGGTAATCTTACCTTGACCCTTAAAGAAAGTGCATCCTGTTTCTCCCATTGTTCGGTAAAGTCCTCGATTTCCGAGAACACCGACACCAAATGGATTTCCATGTGAAATACCATCTTCAAAGTATTGGGTTGGTTTCATAGTTGCAAACCAAAGGTGGTCTGTATCTAATAGAAGCATATCGGATATTTTTGTTCCAGTGTAAGCACCAGTCTGTGCCATATCCTTACACGGAATCATAGGAATATCATAGTAGGTTGCTACTCGGAATCCAACTTCTGCACCCTTAACACCCTTTACCCCATTATGAGAAGGAATAATTTCTTTAGAATCCATAAATCTTTCTTGAGCCTGTAACAAATCAGAAATTGCCTGTATTGTATCATACCCTGTTAGAATAACCTTTGGTGTTCCACCATTTAATCGAAGGTTTTGAATTGTTGCATTTATTACACTTAGAGTCATTACCCGACCTGCTGTAGCATAACTACCACCAAAATTTACTTCGGAATCAAGATATGATGCAGTTCTTCGGTCTGCTCCATAGATAGTAGTTACATCATCATCAAGTGTTGCTAGATTAGTTGATGAAGTAAGATTGTGAATACCAGTAGTATCAGCCAATTCAGCATTGCTACTTACTATCTTATTCAATGATGTGTAATTCTGCCTAATCAATCCACCACTGGTATCTGCGCCGAGAGTATCATAATTTTCAAGAGGCATAACCAGCATTACTGATTGAGATTCTGCATGGAATTTACCCATATCTTCACGAATCAATTTTCGTATGTCTCCAACACCATCATCAATCTTTGCCATTTCTGCCGCCAATTCGCTGTAATCAAACATATGAGCGACAATCTTTGGATTCATGTAAAGAGTTGCATATTCTGGTGCTAGTGCTACAAGAGATGTTGATGCAAGTTCTTCGTTTTCACCAACGCCACCTAACAAATCACCATCAGGTTGGTCATCACCCATTGCATTTCCAGTTGTTGTATTAACGGAGAATGCCGCACCACTCCCACCTTGAGGGCGGGCGGTCATTACTCTCCAACCGCTTGAAGTGTATGGCCGCTTAGGTAGAATTGAAAGTGGGTTGATTTCTTGATTAAGCATCGACCATACTTTTTGACCGTAAACCATATTGTAAAGTGCAGTTAGATTACTGCCCGCAGTTCCATTTAAACTAAGAGCATCAGCACTAGAACCAGCAAAACCAGAACCAATTTGAAATACACCACCAGCACTCTTCAAAAGAGCATTTCCCCCAGTTACATTCAATCCATAGCCATAAGTAGCCGCCTCTAAGTCTTTAATTGTATTAATATATGTAGTCATTTTTATGCCCCCTCAAACCTTTCAATTAGAGCATTAATATCATTCCAATCCATATTACCAATTTCTTCTCCACTAGGGATATTTAATTCAGCAATTACCTCTTCTTGTTTTTGGATGATGGTATTCTCTTCTTCTTTAAGTGAATCTAATAGGTCAGTAAATTGCTTCTTAAGTGAATCCACTTCTAACTTAGCATCATAATTACTTCTTTCAATTTCATCAGTCTTTGATACCATTTCCGTATCAAAACGTGATTGAAAGCCATCCTTAATTTTATCATAGGCCAACTTTTCTAATTGTTCTGCCTTAAATTGGGTATAAGCCTTCTCTAGATTTTCAACTGATAAATCTAAAGTCGATTGGTCTTCATATTTAGCCATGTATTTACTATCTAATTGTGGGTGCGCATCGGACACCATTTCTCCAGCATTTCCGGCTTCTATTTGACCCGTAGGCAAATCTGGTTTCGATTTATAAGTTTCTTCTTCGGGTATATTAGGATTATCTCCTTCTATGGATTCTATATCATCACCAACATCTGTATCTAATGCATCTATGGTATCATCTACAATTTCTTCTTCTTCTTCATCTTTCTCTAAGTCCGACATTTCAATTGCCCCCTCTACTGTTTCTGTATTTTCTCTAAGGTTCTTTATATTGTTTTCTGTTAATTCTTCTATTTTTGCCAAATTATCGCTATTATTAATCTTATCCAAAGTCTTATTTAACTCGTTTAATGCATTTTCAATTTCATTCATACCATTACCTCTATCTTGTTTTAGAATATCAAATCTTGCTTCGGGGTTAATTCCCTTTTCACATACAGTTACTTCATGTAATTCTAATTTAGAGATTTCATTATAATCTCCATATTCTTTATGAGTTTTCTTTTTCTTTTCCAAGGCTTGACCCCCAATAGAAAATGAGCGCAAAGACCCATCTCTAATTTCTCGACTAACTTCTTTGGCCTTTTCAATATCTTCTCTTATTTTTATTACTACGAAAAACCCAACATCATCAACCTCAGTTTTCCATAATCTACCTTCTTTATCTCTATATTGGGGAACAACTTCTCCTACTTGAACATTAGAATGATTAGTCATTACATTTCTAAATTTAGGCGTTACCATATATTTCTTAACTGCTTCGTGTAATGCTTCTAAAGTGATTAAATCATTTTGTTTATCCACCATTTCAATAGAAGCATAACCACCAATAACCAAATCATCTGCTTTAAGAATATCAAAAGAATCTCGCCGCAAGGGATTAATAGTTTTGAGCATAACAGCAGAACTCATATTTAACTTTAAATTAAAACAACTATTTTAATTCTTCCGGCATTAAATCCGAATATTTATCATTTGTAATATCCCATATACCATCATCACTACTAGAATCAACAGGTTTAGTTTCTAATCCAGTCCACGCCAACCATATTTTTTTATCCTTTACAGGTATGACTCTAACATGAAATTTTGTATCGAATTTATTACCTTGTAAAATATATTCATGATAACCATTTCTTTGAACCCCTAATTCAACATCTCCAGAATCTATTAATTTCCCTTTTCGGAAATTAGTTTGAATTTGGGCAGGGAATTTACCAGATTTGCCAAATAAAGAAAATATATCATCTTCGGATTCTATTTTTATTTCCCATCCTATTGTAGTATCGTGTAATTTAAAAAGAATTGAAAGAGTATCATTATTATGATAAATTTTAAAATCCCCTTTTCTATATTTATCAGGGGTTTTATATGCTTTTTCTAATGTTCCTTCATTAGCAATAAATTTCCCATTACCTAAATAATCAATATCTTCTTGATGCCTAAGCCAATTCATCATTTTCTTTGAATCACTACCAAATACATTATTAAATTCCTTTGGATTATTCTTTTTAACATATTCTTCTATTTCAGAAAACAGAGTTTCCCCATCTTTTTCAAGTAAAAAATTTCTAATTGAGACTCTTAAATAGGCTTTTTCTTCTTTGAGCATATCTTCTATTTGGATTTTCCATACATCTAAATCTATTAATGCATTTTTAGCCATTAAATTATTTTCTTCAAAACCATAAAATGTAAACCCATCCATCTCTCCTTTTATTATCACGGTCGCCTCTCCATGAATAGAATCAGTAATAGAATATCCTTTCTCTAAAGCCTTAACATCATAATTTAATGATTTTTTAGTATCTTTAGATAACATTTCCAAAGTAATTAATTTATCTGGTGTTTCTACTTCAGGAATTTCAATTACCTTAGCAGAAAACAAAGTATAACTCCCATCTTTATTTTTCTTAACTTCATCTACCTTTACCCGAATTATATCACCAATATCCACTTCTGTTTTAGTATTAAGGGCTTTACCAACATTAAGATATATCTTTTCATTAATGGTTTTAGTATTCTTATATTCTTCATCAACAGGACCAGCACCTAAAGTATAGGTGAACATATTAGATTTGGTTGTCTTCTTTTCTAATACTATTAAATCTAAATCTACAAATTTTTTCCATTTAATCCATTTGGGGTTTTTCTTTGTTCCTATAAAATAAGTAGAAGTAAGGTCTTTAATAACCACACCTTCTGCCGTGGGAATTTCCATTATTTCTTTTGCATAATCTTCAACTTGTTTTATTGAATCCGCAAAACGGGTATCTTTTTTAGATGGAAAGGCCAAAAATTCATCCGAATGGATGGAATAATTATTGAAGAGAATTTGCAATCTTTCGGATAATGGGGCATCATGTAATTCGGTATTCTCATTTCTCATAATATCAAATACATGAGCCTTCAAAACACCGTTGGATTTTTTACCTTTGAATATGCGAGCCACTACTTCTGCTCGATGTAATGGAGTTTCCCCATCAAATAACATTAATTCACCATCAAGTATGCAATCTCCAAAATGTTTTTTCTTCATAATTTCTATTTGTTTAGGACAATACTTGGTTATATCTTTTCCATTAAAAGAATAAATCTTGACCTTATTATCTATTTTATGAATTTGAATCCTCATACCATCGTATTTTTCTTGAACTACATAATCTCCAGTGAATCCCTTAAGTTCTTTTAAATCATCAATGTCGAAAATTCGATACATTGGTTTATTGGGAATTAGAAAATGCATGGCTGACTTTTCTGCTTTCTTTAAACTAATGATATTATTCCAAGCAGAAGAACTATGTTGAGCAATGTAAATTTCTTCAAGTAATTTTTTAGCCGCTAAATATTTTCCCTTGATACGTTTAGTATCTTTATCATCACCATAATGTTCAACAATAAAATTTGCAATATCCGATTCTGCAAGATTAAGGCCAACATATCCATCAGTTAGAATATCTGGTTCTAAATCCTTAGATTTCCACGCATCTTCGGATAATGCGTTTCCATGACGACGAATGGCCCAATGAATAAATTTAGCAAAAATAGAAACGTCTTCAAATAAATTTTCTAAAACTTCTGTTTTGAATTTATTAACGAAAGGGTCTTTTATTTTCTCGGAAGAATAACGTAAATCTTTAATCTGTTCATAAAGATGCCTAGCAGTATCACTTTCAACATTTTCCGCTTCATTAGAAAATAAATCCTTTTCAACAATTACATCTTTAATTACTTTGCTAAAATCGTCAATATTATCCCATTGTTCTCTTAAAGTCTTAACTTTACTCATCCATTTTTTAGCATATACCTTTGGGTCGGATAGGGCAGAAAGATAACCCATTCGGAAGTCTTCAAAAAAATGAATAATCCTAATAGTTAAAGGGTCTTTCTCTTTTTCAACGGAAAGTGGCACACAAAATCACCTTAATTTATTTTATCAGCAATAGCATCTATAACTTTTGTAAATTCCATTAAATCCTTATCATAATCTAAAATTCCTTTTTCAACATAATGATTAATAATAGTATAAACTTCATCAACTTTTTTATTAAAGACATTTATATTCATTCCTAATCTTTTAGGTTGTTTTGCTCCACCTAATCTTTTTGCTCCACCTAATCTTTTAGGTTCAGTATCATCTGGTTCTAAACCAAGTCGTTTTCTTGACCATGCAGAATCCTTTTTAATTTTAGAAATAGTTCCACTTGCATATTCTCTTTCACCTAACTTCACACTTTGACTTTTATCCGAAGAAAGATGTCCAACGCCAAGTTCCTTCAATTTGACCTTTTCACCTTTTGTTCTCTTAACTTTAACTTCTTCACCAATGATGAATTTCATTAATTGTTCTGCGTATTTTGTTTCTTTATTCGTCATTTTAATCACCCATATTTTTCCATAGCAAGTTCTACTAATCTTTCTTGATTATTTTTATCTAACATAGACCAAACTTTATCCGGCCTAGATGAAATTGCCTGTAAGAATTTATCATAATAACCAAATTGATTCTCTTCTTCAAAATTATCAGGGTCTTTATTAAAAATATTCATAATTAATGTTGGTGGATGATTATTCCATAATAGCATTAATACATTATTAACTGCTTTCCATTCTACACTTTCTTTTCTAATTGTATTTTCCCAAGTCATTCAATCACCACCTAATTTTCCAACTAAAGTATTAATATCATTCCAACTCATATTTGCGATACTGTTAGAATCTGGAATAGTATCATGTTTAGTGATAATAGGAGTAGGAGATTCAACTTTCACAATACCTGATTTCATTAAAAGGTTATCACTATTGTAAACCGTCTGCTCTATTTGCTTTATGCGAGATACTAATTCTTTCAGTAAATCCATCATTTCATTATTTTCTTTTTTCATTTTAATCATCTCTTAATAAATATTTAAATTTTTCTTGATAAAATTTTCCAAATGTAGATTGTAATTCTTTAAAATCTGGACTATCTATAAACAGATTATCTAACTCATCGGGTGTTGTATTATATTTCAAAAGAAACTCGGCTAATATTTTTATGGTTAATTCACTATCACCCATTATTTGCTTAGGGCGTCTTTCTTGTTCTTGCCAAATCTCGTCTTCTGCATCTTTCTTTAATTCATTTTTCCAACTCATTTCTTATCCCTCAAACTACCTGCACTTTTTGGATATACTATTTTTCTAATTTGACGATACAATTGTTCATACTGCTTACGAAGTTTGCTGGCAGTAGCAATCATATCAACATTTTGCTCATTAATGGATTTCATCTTTTTCTTTAATTTGGAATCATCTTTAACCAAATCCAATGTTTCCATCATATCAATTAACTCTCCTAACTTAGTATAATCTTGACCGAAATATTCTGTTGGTTCTGCCGCCTGTAATGTTTTCTTAAGGCTTTTCTTCTTTTTAGAATCGAGAGCATTAAGAATTTTACTCTCTTCTTTTAATAAAGACTCTTTCTTAACAGACTCAACCTGCTCAACAGTTGCAAGAGCATCAACCATTGGTTCATCAGTATTACCATCACCATCTAAATCAGGGTAATCGGGTCTTTGGTTTTTAAGTATATTTTGCCAATTCATTTTAATTACCCCCCTCTTCCTCTTTCTCTTCCTCTTTCTCTCTCAAACTACCCAATTCACGTTTTTTACCTTTAGGGTCTTTTTTACCACTAAGTAGTTCTTCTATTATATTTAATCTATCAGCAACTTCGGCTTTAGATGGTTTTTCTACTTTGGGTTTTTCTTCTTCGGCTTCTTCTTCTTCGGCTTCTTCTTCTACTTCGGGTTCGCCTTGTCTTCTTGCGTGTCTTTCTGCTCTAGATTGACTAACATACCTTTCTTCTCCTAATCTACCCAATAAATTTTCTCTAGGAATATTTTGTAATTCTTGCAATCTTCGTAGTATTTCCTTCCTATGTTGAATTTCCGCCCTAACTACACCTGTTTTCTGTTCATAAACATACATTATGGCTTTACCTAATGATTCTGTAATTTCTTTACCATATTTATCAGGGAAAGTAATGTCCTTCGTTAGATAATTGTAAATATCTTCATGTAGTTTTATGATTTCGGGTTCTGCCGTCATATCTATTTTTGCCCCCACTTCTACATTTTCAAATATTTGTGCATTTTTTGGATTATCAATAATTTCTAAGACTAAAGATTCAATATCCTCATTATAAATTAATCGACCTGCATAATCAAGAACATTATCTTTAACTAATGAACTTCTAATTTCCACTAATTTACGTTTAAAGGCTTTAAGTTTGGTCTTTTGCCCTTTAACTGGTGCAAGGCCCACACTAGTTGGGGCCATTGTTGATGCACCTTCATAAGCAGTAATATTACGAAGTTTGGCTTCACTAAGTCTTTCATTCTCAATATCAATGAAGTTATCTATCCTTCGTTTTATTCTAGAAATTTGAATATTATCTTTTACGTTATCTAATAATTTTTTGAACTTTCTTAAACTAGATAATCGTTTACTATCTGTAAATAAATTTCCAGCGGGAATACGTTTAGGTTCTGCTTCTCTTTCTTTAATCCATTCATTTTTTATTTTTTGCCACTGCTTTTCAGTTAGTGGTTGTTTATATTTGTGTGCCTTTTTCCTTTCTATTTCAGGGGGCTTATCTCCTATCTTAATTTTATTTTTTAAGTTAATCTTTTTTCTTCGTATATTCATTTCAATAAGTGTAGGAAATGTTTTTTCAGTTTCACCCTTTGGAAATTCAGTTAATTCAGGATAAGTTTCTAATAATTTATCAAGTGCCTCTTTCAACTTTTCTAATCTTTCACCATGAACTTTCTCTTCATATTCATCTAAATTAGACCTTAATTGAGTAGCATAATCACCTATTTTTTGCTTTTTAATTTCATTAAGATAATGCTTAAGCAAAAGAAAGGGGTTATCTATTCCCATTAAATATGCCTTAAGTAAAGTCATAACTATCCCTCAATAAAATGGTATATTTTCCTTTTTAGGTTTTCTTTGTTTAGGCAAATGAATCACACTAGGAATTTCATTTGTTTTAGGTTCTGGTCTATCCTTTTCTTTAGATAAATTCATTGGCCTGTAATCAGTATTTTCCATCTTCGCTCTTTCTTGCTGAGTAAGAATCCTTTCTGCTTGCATTAGTTTTTTTCTCATTTTTGTCGTTTCTTCTCTTGTTACCATATTACTTGTCCAATAATTAGTTCAACTGCACTATTCATATCTAATGCTTTATCTCCCTTTCCCATCGCATTATGCATAATTAATTTAATACTATAATATAAAGAAGAAATATCTTTTGGTGAATAATCTTTCACATTATCTATTGTTATAGTTTCTTTTTCATCCTCTTCCCAAGGCCCATCAAAGGCCCCTGTTTCTTCAAATGTAGGCACTTTCTCTTTAAGTATTTTTTCCCAAGTCATTTTAATCACCCATTATCTTTTTTTGTTGTAAAAGACTAATCCATTGTTCTCTTAATCCCATATCTCTAGTAATATATTTAGTTAAAGGCTCAAGAATTATAACTGCATTATCTGTTACCGAACCCTGCGTTTCTACATCTCTATATTGCGTCTTTTGACCCACATTTTCATGCCATTTATTAGAAATCTCTCGACCATTCTTAATGTTGTTATTCAACATCCATAAAACCATCTCTTCAATATTATTAAATTGTGGTGGTGTAATTTCTTTTAATATATTTTTCCAATTCATTAAATTCCGCCTCTTTCAGTCCTTCTATCTACATTATTATTTGCGGCTTCTTTTGGTAAACCTTTGTTCCGATTAGGTGGCCCTACGCTCATTTTAGGTTTAGGACTTGCGGCTTTTACTTTGGCTGGTTGCCCTGCTTCGGCCATTGTTGGTTTAGTTCCGGCTTCCATCATTTGCCCTAATTGTGATTGGTCTATATCTGTTCCAGCATAAGGGTCACGTTCTATTTCTTCCTCTTCTTGAACTTCTCCTTCGGGTTGGGGTTCAGGTTTTGTATAAATGAATTTACCTTCTTCATCCATATCTACCTCAAATCCAAGATTCTTAATTTGCCCTGCAATATTAACTTCAATTTCACGCTTTCTCATTGTAGCAATTTCATCTTCTTCTTCCGAAGGTGGTAGCACAATATTCCAATCAGTAATTCCAAATTGTTTAACAATAAATGTAAATACATACTTATTCCAAACACTCTGCGCCATTTCAACTGCACGATTAGTTACAAGAATTTGCATACCTTCATTATTTAATCCACCACTAGTTGAACTATCAGCCATGAAAATTTTACTTACACCATAAAATGCTGAAATCCTATCTCTTAAATCTTCTTTAACAGCCATATAATCCATTTCTTTTAAACTATCCATAAATTTAATCCATTCAACAGAACCTTTCCCATTTTCTGCTTCAATACCCATCACTGGAATAAAATGGGCATCTTGTTCCATCTTTTCTTTAACACCTCGCCAAAATGTTCGCATAGATTCAATATTTCTAGTTTGAACAGCCAATAATCCTCTAGGCATTCTTGCTTTGGTATAGGCTTGATTAATATAATTCTCCATAGCAATAAGAGTTGTTAAGTGATTCCACATAGTAATGATTGGACTTGACCCATATAATCTACTAGGAGAATATTTACTAAAATGAAGAACTTCTCCTTTAATGAAATGTTGTTCTTCTCCATGCGCTCTATTAGTATAATGAACAGGGAATAATTCACATCCACATTCATCACATTTCTCAAAAGGTTCTGTAACTATTATATCTCTATGATTAATACAAGTAAAAGCATTTCCACCCTTATTGCCATCATCATCACATACAATAGCCATAGTTACTGGGTCAGCCCTATATAATTGTTTAATTCTATGCGCCTTAATCTGCCCATTGCCATCAAGGAAATATTCTTTGACTAGAACTAAATATGCGTCATCCATGATATTCAAATCATCTTCTAATTCCTTAAGAATATCAATAAACATTTGTTCCGATTCATTTACATATTCACAATGTAGAAAAGTATCTGCGTATATTTTTTGTGCAGGGTCAGGTTTTCGTAAATTATTAGATTTACATTCAGCACATTTATCCACAATATTACCATGTTCTTTTCCGCAATCTTCACATTTCAATTCAAATTTAGACGACCATTCATATCCTCTTCTAAATATTTCATTCTTTAATTGGGTAATACAAGTTCGCAAAATTACAGAACTTTGAGAAATATGGTAAATAATTGGCCCAGTCATCATTAAAGGATGATGCTGTTCTTGAATGCCCATTTGATAAATTTCTCTGTCTAAAGGAACAGGTGTAGATTTCCTAAAAAAATTCATAACTGAAAATCGTCGCTTTTCCGTCATTCTCCCTCATCTCCTTTTGGCCCTTTATGTTCAAATAAATAATCACTTGCATCATCAACACTAGACCATTCATGTTCAGTAAGTTCATTTTCCTCTTCAATTTCTTCAAGGTCATTTATTACTTCATCGACATTACCTTTATTTGTTTCTGCCCATTTATCCCATTTATCTTCCCATAACTTAACAACATTCATTATTTTATCTATAACTGATTGTGGAAATCTAACAAAAGAAATTCCAGATTCATCCTCGTTTAAATTATTAATTATTTCTTTTTCCTTATCTGTTAATTGATTAACAATTGTATTAACCATATCTGGTATATACATGAAATGCACTTTATCTTTAAAATAAGCAGGGACGGCAGACAAATTGACTGAAGGTTCAATAATCCATTCTTTAATTGCTCGATTAACTTTATCCGATTTAACAATACTTTCTAATTCAGTCATAGTATTCATTTTACAATTATCTTTATATTTAGAAATATTTTCAATATCAATATCATCTTTAGAAAAATCATAATTTACATGGTCTGCATGATTAGCCCATTTCATTAATTTAAACAGTTCAGTCATTCTTTCTTTAGCCCAAGGCTCTTTCTTATGGTTTTTCTTAATACGAATTAATTCTGTAAGAATATCAGCATTGGCTCCCTTCATACGAAAATAAGGTCTACATTTTCCAATTAATGTTGTAATATCTCCTTGTGAATAAAAATTAAGTCTATTTACAGGGCGAGTTCCTTGTGGGGATTTTTGGTCTAAATGTAATTTACCAATTCCTAATTCTTTGTGTAACTCAGTAACGAAGGCTTTTCCACGATTTCCAGTAGCAACCATACCTATTCTTGGGTTGTGGTTTCTATCCATTGTAATATAACCATCCGAATCTATAAAAGCGGCAGTATAGGCATACAGGTCTTTTTTAATTTCATCTGTTAATTTATAATATTCACCTTCAATATTAGTAATATCCAACCTATCTGCAACCTTACAAATCATCTGTGTAGAACTTCTCCGATGCAATTTAGAAGGCAATTTATCATAAATATTTCTTGCGGAAATTCCCTGATTTTCACATACTGACTTCAATACAAAATCATCTAATTGAGAAGAAATATTTTTCTTAATAGAGTGAATTGGAATTTTATTAATACATTTCCTAAATTCTCTTTTAGCCTTAGTCATTTTCTTACTTAATTTAGAATAATCTTCATTGTAATTTACACCTCTATGTAATTCTGCTTCCCAATATTTACAGAGGCTTTCAATTATTTCCCGTCTATTTGTTTTATCTTTAATTGAATGTATTTTCTTTAAATCTGCTTCTGTATAACGCATTTGCCGTAATGGGGTTTCATATGGAGATAACCAATATATTGATTTAATACAATTTGAAAGGTGGTCGGAATAAGCCATAATTAAATTATCAATTCCTTTACTAAATTCTATCTTTTCTTCACCTTTCAGGGTTCTTCTAAATTTCTTTAAATCTTTAACAAGTGTTGGAATCTTTTTCTCTTTAATCACATATTCTTTAGGAAATGATTCTAAAGAGCGTTTCGCTTGTGAAATATTCACATTATATTTTTTAGAAATTCCAATGGCTATTTCATAATCATCATTAATTGGAAGGGTGCTTATCCAATTACGAACACTATCTAAATCTTCTTTAACTTCGTCTTTTTTATCTGCCAAAATTGCTAATTCTCCAATATGTTCTGCTTCTAAGCGAAGTTTTTTACCTTCTTCACCTTCTTCATTTTTAGAAATTAAGACCAAATAATCCACCCCCCAATATCTGTTCCTGTGGACTAGGGCTATCAAATATTCCCATGTCTTCCAACAAAACAAACGATTCTAACATATCATGGGTAGCAGAATTGGCTAAAGCCAACCCCATAACTAAATCATCATGCGCCCCAACCCCCTCAAATTTTCCCGTATCTGTAATACTGAACATAGATAACTCTTCAATTATATTATCAGTTACTTTACGAGATTCGTCATTACCTCTAGGAAAAATAATTTTAGTATTTTCGATATTCATTTGAAGATTAAGAATAATTTCTTCTTTTTTACGTCGAGTCATAGTTATATCTCTAACATTTAAATCAGTTTCATTGCGTAATTCTTGAGTAAATGATTTAGCAAAAGCATTAGTTTCAAAATAAATAATATCTGGTTCAAATAATCTTCCAATAAATTTTATTTTATTGATATTTTCTCTAAATTCAACATTTTTCTGCCTATCAACATAAATTATTCGTTTATTGCGGTGTTCATCCACTTCAAGAACAATAATAACATTGTAATCCCCATCAGTTGAAATGGCTGGGTCCACTCCTGCATAATACTTGTAACCAGCGTCTTTCCTATGACGTAGATGTAAAATATCTTTCTTCCCTGCTTTCTTACATTTATCTATATGTTCTTGACTGAATAATGCTGTTCCAGTTGAAATAGGAATGCAAAGATATTCTCTTGTAAATTTTAATGAACCAACTTCTGCCTTTCTTTGCATGAGTTTTTCATAAGACCACCTTTTAGGCCAAAGAGATTCATTATTTTGATTAAGGCAAGGATAATTTCTAACAGTATAGGCTTTAGAATATTCTTCACTGGCTAATAATGAAAAAATATCCGTATAAGTAAATGGTGTTCCAATCATTCTTAATGAGGCTGTATGGTGGAGAGTTGGAATCATATCTCCGAAGAACCAATCAGTTACTTTTTTAATGGCCGTTAAATTAAATTCTTTTAGAGGGTCGTCAATAATAATTTCTTGTGGATGAAGTCCACGAATTTGAGAACCAATTGACCTTTCAAGAATTGAATTACCATTTGTAAGAGTAATATTTCCCACAGCCCACCCCCTTGAAGGTTTAAAATGGGTAATTATTGGATTATTAAACATCTTATCTATTTCTCTCATATGAACCATAGTCTGTTTATGATTAGAAGAAATGTATAACATTTGATATGGCGGCGGCTGGAAACATAATTGCCAAACTGCCCATGAATGCATAAATACTGATTTACCAAAATCACGACTACAAACAATAACAGTCCTATCAGTAGTATTTACTAATTCCAACCATTCTTCATGAAATGGGGTAAAATCAAACCCAAGAACTTCTGTAAAAAAATATGGAAAGGAAGTTTTGGATAATTCCATATCCATTTTTTGCCCAAAATCTAATTCTTCTAACATATTCATCCCTTATAATAAAATTTCATCTCTCCAATCTTTTCTAATTAATATTTCATCTTTAAAAAGAATATCTTTCCAAAATATTCCCTTTTTAATACCCCAATTTTCCCCATATTTTTCTTTCATTGTAGTAATAACTTCTTCAGGAACACCCTCATATTGGTCTGGATTTATATTCCATTCCCACTCTCTTAATTTCGCCATCCATGTTTCTTGACTACCTCTTTTAGCATTAAAACCAGCAACTTTAGGTCTTTTTTGAATCCATTTTTCTCTTTCTTCAGTAATAGCCACCATAGTTCCTTTAGTTCCTTCTCTTGCTTTATTTCCACCAACATAAGCAAAAGAACCCTGAATAGTAAAACCTGAAAGACCAATGACTTCTCCATTAACTACTCTAATTAACCAGTTTTCTAAATCCCCACTAATGGAATGAAAAGTTCCCCCTCTTGAATATAAATCATTAGGATTATCTTCATTCCATAATTCAACGGCACTATCCATAGTCATATGATGAATGCCATCGGGAAGTTCCTTCACCACATAATCACCTAAACATTGATTTAATTGTATAAACGGCATCTTCATTAATACCATAATTTCTAGCAATAGAATCATAAGAAGCAACTGCATCGACAATTTTATTAATTTCAGTTACAGTTAAATCTAAATCATATTCAATTTCCATCTTAGTGAGAATTTTATCCATATGTGTAATATCTACTAATGATAAAGAAGCATGTAATATAGGTCTATTCTCCATTTTCCTAATAGTATCGTGAGCATATAATAAACTCTCATTTATTCTATCCATATTGTGAAATGTTTCTAATGTATTTTTTAATTTAATTAAGGCTTTAACTGTGGCTGGTGGTAACATTGATTCTTGACCTAGTTTTTCTTCCCAAATATCTCTATCTTCCGATATACCAAGCCATGCAGTAAATTCTGGAGATTCAACAGCAAATCTAAGCATATCAATTGGATAAAGATGTTGTTTTCCTTGTTGTTCTTGATATTCAGCATCAAGAATTGCTAAATCTTCTCCCATAAATAATGGAATTTCTTTAACTTCTTCTCTCATTTTATCAATATAGCCAGTTTTTTCTCCTATATCGTAAATAAGGCTTCCAATAGATTGTTTATTCTTTTGAGAAAATTCCTTCCCAAATAATTTATTCAAAGTAGTTACTGCTCTTTTAGCACTTCTATATATATCCGTTTGGCGGAAATTTTTAACACCACCTTGACGAACCATATCAATAAAATCAGTTAAATTATTTATTTGCCTAGCAGTAATTCCTTCTAAACCATAATCTAAAGTTCGGTCAAGAAATGCCCCTATTGGATTTAATTTGGCTTCCTTAAGAGCCAATATTAACCCTTGACGACCTTTAACCCATCTCGGTCTTTCTTTCTGTTGAACAACGTATTTACTACTTGCTGGCATTAAATAATATAAATTAATTTGTTTTATCATATTATTCCAAGCACCATCAAGTTTTTCCGGTATATATCTTGTTCCTTTACCTCTCACTGCCGGTCTTTTTCTTTCTTTAAAAGTTTCAACCATTATTCTATCGGGGTTTTTACCAGTCATTTTTCTTTGATATACAGAAAAAGAATCTGTGGCTGATTTATCAATTTCCACAACTAATTCTAAAAATTCAATAGTATCATCTTCTAAATTATCCATTGCGCTTGCTCTTTTTCGACCTTTTTCATCTTCTATTTTATCATAACCAATTTTTCTACCCTGCTCAATAATAAATGGAGATACTGGAAGATAAAATCCTTCTTTATCTTCCTCACTTAACATACTTTGTTTCTTAAAATCTTCATACCATTTTTCAAAAGACGCTTTATATTGAGGATATTCGTCAAAAAGGAAATGCTTTAATCCACCCCTATCTTCACTACCAGTAATCAACTCTTCTATTTGGTGTAATTCAATTTCGGAAATTTTAATACTTTCAAAATCTTTATGGTTTTCATACCATTGAATAGGGTCTAGTTCAATTTTCACCATCCCACCTTTACGCTCTTTAAAATCATCAAGTAAATCTTCTATTAGATTTTCTTGAGTTGGGTCAACCCACCCACTTACCCTTGCGCCTTCGGGGTCTTTAGACCAATCTGCTCCCTTTTCTTTTCCTTTTTCCTTTTCGGGTTTAATTACCCCCCCTAATTTACTAAATAAATTCATTATTTTAATTGCTTTAGTTAAAGTATCAGGGGTAGAAGTTTCAAACTTTGATAAATGTAATACATAATTATTCAAACGCTTTTCATTTACAAATCGACTCAATTTATCAACATCAGCATGAAATTCCTTAAATGCATTCTTTTTATCTTTATTAAAGTCCGACTCTTCTAACAGTTCTGCCTGTTGCAAAAATTCCTTTACTGATGTTTCTAAATCATCAAACCTACCATATATATTAGCCCAATAATTGTAAATTTTATCTCTAGAAGACCATCTACTTAATTGCATATCTCCAATTTCATCTGCCCATCCAATATCAACATAAGTTTGGGCTTCTTTATCTGCCCTAGTCTTCAATTCATTATCTCTATTATAAATTCCAATTAATGATTTTAAATTTTCAAAGGCAACATCATCCGATTGCAATAATTCAGCAACATTTCTAAAGAAATCTCCTAAATCTTGTCGCAACGCTTCACCTTTAGTTTTAACAAGAGAAGATTTGAAACCTTCTTGTCTCATATCAGCAATTTTCAAAGGAGCATTTTTATACAGAAAATATGTTTTAAATTTTCTATCAAAGGTGGCTTCCTGAAATACTTTCTTTTCTTCTTCTTCCTCAATAGGTAACATTTCTTCTATTGGATGGGCTTTAGAAGGTGAAAGGATATATTGTTTTAATTCACGCATCTTTTCCCTTCTTTCAGTAGGGTCGCTTTGAGGATTTTGTTGAGCCAAATGGTCGAGTAATTTAATACGAATATCTCTAGTCCATCCACTTTGTTTTATATCATCTTTAAGAGAATTTAAAAATTCTTTATCATACTTCATTAGATTTCACCTCTATAATACCCTTCCTAATTAATTCTTTAAAGATTGTTTTCCCCTTTGCCGCTTCCTTCTTATAATGTAGGGGGTGTGCAATAATATCTTTAACTTTATCTTCAACATCTTGAGTAATTTTTGTGCGTAATTGGGGAATAGCATTAACGAACTGCCCAGTAAATTGTTTTATTTCTTCTACTAATGGTGGAGAATCAACATTAAAATCCAAATCTTCTTCTCTTCCCTCTTCCAATTCTATAATAGTTTGACCTAAATTATTACCAGTATGGTAAATATCATCAAGAACAATAATTGCATTAACTATATCGGTGAAATTGAAACCAGCCATAACATTTTTTGAAAATACTACTTCTCCACTTAATACATCATCAAGACGTTCATCCGATTGTAACACTTTGTAAATTATTTCAGCAAATTGTTTTTCTAACGTGGTTGAAAAAACATCCTTATTAAATTCAACTTCATATTCTTGTTCTTGTTGAGCCAAAAAATCTCGTAGTTGAGTTTCAACCTCTTCATTCTCATCTTGTATCTCTTCCCATTCTTCTTTTAAATTAGCACTATCGGGTAAGGAATCCACCATCGTTAAAACTTCTAATATCAAATCCTTTTGAGTAGTTGTAAAAAACTCTAAAGATTGCTCTCCTATTTTTATTTCATCTCCTCTAAATGTAGGAGAAGCCTCTTTTAATTTTTCAATCAACTCTTCTGCAACATCATCTATGCTCTCAAATAAATTATTATCTAAATCCGTTGTTATAATTAATTCTATAAATTCCTTTTGACTAGGGGTAACACCTGCCCTTTTTTCTCTTTTTTGACCTTCCTCAATTTTCCTTTTAACTTCGTTAAATTTATCCTTAAATATTCCATCTCTTCCAGTCAATTCTTTGAAAATAGCGTGTTTAACGGAATCATAAGATTCTTCCCCAAAATCTTTCCAATACCAATTACTATCTTTTAAGGCATTATGAATCATACGAGCATAATAGCCTTGCAACTTAGCAGTTGAAACAATTTTGGTTTCCATACTTTTGATAAAAGATTCTGCAAAATTATCTAAATCTTCCTCTTCTAACTCTAGAATCCCCCGTAAATATTTATCCACAAAATGAACAGTTTTTCCCACACCTGCGGCCTTTTTAGCCTCTTTTATATTTTTAGTAAGAAATAATTCTGTATGATGTTCAATAGTATTAAGATATTTTAAAGCAGTGCCAGCAGTAAAGGGTTCTTGCATGGTATATTCTTCTACTGTAATATCATCTTTAATTTTCTTAACCAAACCAAAGATTTTAGTAATTGGTAGCGGCGCAAAATTGGGCAGTTTTTCCATTCTAACATTATCTACAAGTTCTCCTCTAGTGCTAATCGTTTGTTTTTTATCTACAATCTTCTTCCAAAATCCTTTTTCTTCACTAAAACCAAATCGGGTTAAATCATCTTTAGATTTAACAGTTACAACTCTAGCATCTAATAAAGATAAATCCCCTTCTATATCAATATCAGCAAGAGTAATCTTTTCTAATATTGGCTTCATCATTGTAGAATATTTATGACTTAAAAATGGTTTATACTCATCATGTTTCCTTTTATCTATAAATACCCTATTCCAATATTTAATGTAAAAATGTTGTTCTTCTTCTGTTAATTCCTCAAAGGTATCTAATACTTCACTAATGCTTTCTTTAGAAATATCATATTTTCGGGCCTTTCCCCCTTTTTGCCCTGCTTTTTGTTTACCACCTTTCCTTTTCCCCTCTAAAACAGGCAAAACCTCAGTAATTATTCTTTTAATTCTATTCTGTAATTGTTGGGGAGAAACATCAAATTCCCTTACTTGTCGCAATGTCCTTATCTCTTCTCTACTTTCAGCATTATTGGGGTTTTCTTTCCAAAAGCGCAATTCTGCTAACGTGGAATCAATACCCTTTAGGTCAAAATTTCCCGCTTTAATATCGGAAATAAAACCATCAGTTAAAGCCTCAGTTCTTAAGATTTGATTTGCCCAAACACTATCATCATCTTTAGGTAACTTAACTTTAGCCTTTAGCAAAAGTAATTGCCAACTCATAAAATCATTTCCCAATCATTTCTAAAACTTCAGGAAGGATTTTATTTAAATTATAAGTAGTTAAATATTCTTTCCCATTAACATTAATCGCAAATTCACTTATGCCCTTTTGTATAATTTTTATATATCCAGCATCATGAGAAAGAATCATATCAATTTTCCATTTTCCCCTTCCTCTCATTTTATCTGTAATCTCTCCACCTGTTTTTTCCTGAATAGATTGTAGAAATTCTCTAGCAGTTATTATTTTTTTCAGTATATCTTGCCAACCCATTGTAATCATTCCTTAAAAAATTTAATCGCTTCTTCAATCTCAGGTTCATAGCCTTTTACAACTTCAACCCAATCTACATCACTAATTCCATCAGAGGGTTCATATTCAGTTAATTCTACCATGAAACCATCCAAAAGCGCCATTCTCTCAGGAAGAAATTTAACAACCGCATTAAAAATTTCATCTTTATCTAATCCCTGTCGGGCTTTTTCTTTTATAAATTTATAAATATCTTGATAAAGTTCATAATCATTCATAGCCCACAATTCAGCAGAACGAGTCGCTGTCGCTGTTCCTTTTCTAAGTATATTTTTCCAACTCATTGTAATCTCTCCTTATTAATTTCCCCTCATTGTTGATTGTAGCATACTAACTAAAGAATTAATTATTTTATTCAAATCATCTTCATTATAGACTTCTTCAATCTGTGGAATATAACCATTTAATATATTGATATACATAGCAATATCTTGGTCTACTTCATCAAGAGATTTACTTTTTATTATATCTTGCCAACTCATTGTATATTCTCCTTAATATGTTTTCTCTCTCCAAGCACTTTCAGGTGGTTGTGGTTTATTCTCATATTTTCCCTTAAAACTACCTAATCCATATTTCATTTGAATTATTTCTATAGCCTTTTGACCAGTAAGACCCGCTTTAATATGATTATTTACTTCTTGTTTTTGAGAAGTAGATAATTGATTAAATAAATCTTGCAATGATGTTTTAATTACATCTTGCCAATTCATTGTAATGTCTATTTTAAGTATATCTTGCCAACTCATATTAATTTCCCCTGTTCTCTTAAAAATATTATTCTTCCGTTAAATCTCTTACACTTTCACTACTATGTGGGTTAAAATCAGGTTTATAATCATCAGCAGGTTTTACTTGACTAATTACATACCAATAATTAGCATTAGAGCCACCCTGTTGTAGAAACCCCCTAATAAGATTTCTTGTTACTCCTTCATTTTTATCTCCTTGAACAGTCATACCTACAACAGCCATTATCATCTTAAATCTTTTATATGTTTCATCTTGAGAATCCGTTTCAATCGCTTCTGCTTCTTCTTCATATGAAGGGTCTGCTATTGATTGAAGAATATTCATATACCCACCCCCATCATAATCTCTAATATAAGCATTCCAAGTTCCTATTTTTAATATATTTTTCCAATTGTAATCACTCATAATATTCCCTTTTCATATGTTGTTGGTCGCCCTTTTTATTTTCTAACCTATATACAATTCCAGATGAAATGGTAAATCCTCTAGCAATATCTTTATCTTCTTCAGGTAAATTTTCATAAAATTCTTTTGGGGGTTTTCGGTCATTGTTTAACGCTTTAAGTGCGTCAATTGCTTCTTTCTTTGGTAATGGCCCCACACTTTCTCCTAAATAGTCGTAATTAAAATACCACCAACCGCCTTCTTCTGGACCACCATATTGTTCAATTTGTTTATATTTTCCAACATAAAACTCATTTGCGTCAAAATCTATTATTTTCAGTATATCTTTCCAACTCATTCTAAATCCTGTGGGTGTTGCTTTTTTTGGTTTAGAATCAGGGTCTTTAGGAACCCAATGAACACCACCTTCTTTAATGTATTTTAAAGACATAGCAGTTTCATCTAAATCCATTTCTTCTGGTGTTCTTCCTATCATTTCAATAAATTTAACTACAAAGGCATACACCTTTTCTGGATTTTTCATCATAGTGATATAATCTTGAGTATAAAAAGAATAAAAATAATTGTCTGCTCCACTACCAATTTTTAAATCAAAACCATCATCAATGTGCAAACTTACATTATCAGTATCTATTTGATTATATGGTGAACTTTTACCACCTTTAAGGTCATTTAATATTTTTTCAGCAATTTCTTCTGTTAAATTTCCATCAACAATAGGTTGATTAGATTCTCTTGTAAGAAGACTTCTATTAGATTTAATAAAATCTAAAATTTTATTTAGTTCTTGTATAGACGAATTTTTCAATATATCTTTCCAACTCATTCTAACCTCTCCTTCATTCTACTCTTAACATCTAACCAAACATCGGGGTGTTGTTGCGCCAATACTTCTTGAACAATATTCATTTGAGCAATAATAACGGTATCTTGTCTTTTGTGAACCAACTGCCCTTTAAATTCCAAAAGATATTTCAAAGACTCTCTAATCTCTTTTGCAAGTCTAGTTAAACTATCTATATATTTAGGGTTCAAATCATCTTCTGCAA